GCCATACATCTTTCCGACCGTGGAGCTGCCCCACATCTCTCCGACCGTGGAGCTGCCATACATCTTTCCGACCGTGGAGCTGCCATACATCTCTCCGACCGTGGAGCTGCCATACATCTCTCCGACCGTGGAGCTGCCATACATCTTTCCGACCGTGGAGCTGCCCCACATCTCTCCGACCGTGGAGCTGTCCCACATCTTTCCGACCGTGGAGCTGCCAAGATATACCTTAACGTCATTCAGCAACTTCTTAACCTCGCACCGCTTCAAGCGGTAGTATCCGCTGCTCAGCTCGTCAATCTTTTTGTCTACAAGTACGTGTTCACCCCACCATGCTTTTACTGCCTGCCGGAACTCCTCTTCATATTTGCCCGGATCTGTATCATACCAGTCCGGTGTCACGTCCTGATCTACCACAAACTTCCAGTCGTCCGGGTCTGTCCACCACTCATCGTTTTTCGGCACAAGCTCCGCTCTGACGAACAGCCGGGACGCGTTGGTATAAGTGTCCTCAATGTTCATCTCACGCAACAAATCGCTGTGACTGTCATTTTCTCCAGGAGCTACCACACACCGGCTTTTAAAGATAATCCCACTTTTAAATCTACACACGATTTTTTCCCTCCTTAAACTCCACCGCCATGTCATAGATATACTGGCATATCTTTTCCGCAATCTCCTGGGATTCCTCGACGTTCTTAAGCTCTCGCACTTTTCTCACACCGCATACCGCACAAGTCAGCTTCCTGATTGCTTCCCACGCTTCCCATGCCGGTATCTTTTTCAGCCGGCCGTCCAGACGTTTCTCCAGCTTTTCCGCTTCTGTAATCATCAGCCTACCCTCCATTTCTCGAAGTCGCTCCAAAAGTAACTCGGGTGTGTCCCATACCGTGTCATAATCACCACAAAATCCTGGTATATCTGGTACACGGTTCCGCAAATCTCCTTGATGTATTCCCCATCTGGATCAGGGCCTTGTACATCTCGCTTTATGCTAAGCCGTACACGGTCTCCTTCGTGGATTCCGAATTTTTCAGTCAATCTTTTATTCTTCAACTTTACGTTGTCCTCCTATTTTCCATGTTATTGAACCGGATTTACTCGAATGGAAGTTCCTCGTCAATTCCATCAGGAATATTCATGAATCCGTCTTTGTCTGTGTGGCTTGTTGCTGGTGTCAGGCTTTCTCCTGCTGACTTTTTACTCTCTGCGAACTCGTGTTCTTCTACCACAACATCTGTTGTATAAACTTTCTGGCCATCTTTGTTCGTGTAGCTTCCTGTCTGAATGCGGCCTACGACAACAATCTTTGTTCCTTTCCGGAGATACTTTTCTGCGAACTCTCCGTTTTTCCCGAAGGCAATGCAGTTAATGAAATCCGCACTGGCTTCCCCGTCTCTTTTGAATTTTCTATCAACCGCAATCGTATATCTGGCAACGGCCGTTGCTTTCTCACCCTGGCTGTATCTTACGTCAGGGTCTTTGGTTAATCGTCCCATCAAAATTACTTTATTGATAAGTCATTCCACCTTTCAATTTTCTAAAACGGGCATACACCCGGATTTCTTAATTCAAGTTCCATTCCCGGCTCCGCAACGCACACATTCACCATTGGAACGGTTCTCTTCATTTTCTCTATAAAACTATCTTTGTCGGCATTTTCACTTGATAAATGACACATAATCACGTTCTGCAACTGAGCTGACGCATTGGCTTTCACAAACTCACAAGCCGTATCAATGCTCATGTGCCCCCGGACAACATGGTTTTTCTTTGCGTCATCGCCAGACAACAATTCCGGGTCATAATTGACTCCCAGGAGAATATGATTGACATTTTTGAACCGCCACTTGCAAACTTCTGTGTCCGTCAAATACAGTAACCGCCCCATCTCCGGGTGCTGAATCCAAAAACCGTAACACGGACATTCAGAACCGTCACCGTTTGTATGAGTCCATTTGCCGTTTAAATCGGTCAAATCAAATGCTCTGATTTTCCATCTGCCTTTGAATTTTGCACCGATATTATCTCTATACGGGGCAAATACCGGTATTCCCATTGCTTCTAATTCTTTCAGTGATTTGCTATGGTCTCCTAACCATGCTCATGAGTTACAACACAGCCGGAAATATCTCTCACATTCCATCCGCACATCTTCTTAATATGCTTAATCGGCATTCCTGCATCAAGAAGAAGTGTTTCCGTTCCTGTTTTAAGCGCATAAGAATTTCCAGAACTTCCAGTTCCGCAGCATAACAGTTTGAGCATTACATCACCTCACTTTCCTTCCTGATAGCCTTATGAAAAGCGCCATTATCAAGCCACTTCAAGACGGTTGAAAGTTGATTATGCTTAATCACTTCAATATGTCTTGTGTTGTGATACCACATAACCCACTCCTGCTCCAATAGTTCTTCAATGCTTGTTATCGGTTCGCACTCATAGAATTTCCGATTCTTTTTCAGAATATCTGTGTGTTTCTTCCAGATACATAACACTCTGTCATGGTTTTTTTCTCAACCTCTCTGCATCTTTCTTATCCATAAATTTGAACTTTCCACCACATTCGCATTTTGCTTTAGGGTCATATACGTTCCAGTTCTCATTGGACTGTTTTTCATCCTCTTTCTGTAATCTTCCGCATAACTCGCACGCTCTTACAATGCTCATCTAAAAAATTCCTCCCTTACATCAACAATCTGTCTCGTCTGTCTCAACAATGTCCGATTATGTTTTGCTCTCTGCTCGTTGTCACAGATAAACTGCTTGCAGATTTCCGGTCTAACCGGATAGATTCTGCATTTCTCACAACTCTTGCCCGTATCAAGAAAGGGGCAAGTCATATCATGCGGCCTGTTTACGGTAGGAAGCAGGTGTTTGCACTCTTTGATATGGTTCTTACGAATATATCTGTGAATGGCATCTACTTCCTTTCTACTCATTGGTAAAAGGTTTGAACAGCAGTTGCCGCATTGGCTACATTTTCCGTCTTTGCAGAAGTTGTAAATATTATCTTTCATGCCTTTTTGCACGGATTCTAAGACCGATATAACTTCCATAGGCTACTCCAATTCTTCCTCTGCCGGGAACCGAAAAACTTCGGGAAGCACAAAAAAGTTCGGCTGAACATAGCATTTGTTCAAAGAATCATAACCGCCGTTCAGCTCCATTCTTGACAAATATGCATTCTGTACCATTTTCATTACTTTTTCTGCCTTTTCTCTGGAAGAATATTCAGCTAACTTTGTGCCCTTAGGTGATGATAAATTGTGGCAATAGACATGCGCCACTTCTACATCTTCATATTTCCCACAAGCCATAAATAGTGAAAAATAATCATATGGAACATCAATCGTTCCATCCTGTGAAATCACTCTCATCCTATCCCTCCTGCATAAACTCCGGCATTGCCTGCTGCCCGTTTGGTTCGATTGCCGTTTCCGGTTCGTCCGGTTCAAAATCAATCGCATTCGCGTTTTCAGCAATCTCCACTTCCGCCAACTTCTGCGGATCTGTCTCAATTTCCATGCCAGCCATGAACGTGTTCTGCTGTGTCGGATTTTCAAAATCCAGTTCAATGTGCTTGCAAAGTCTGTGCAACACTGTCTTTTTATACATTTCCCCGGTAAAATTTTTCCATGCCGGGCTATTGCTTGCCTTACTGGATTTCCTGGTATTTTCAAGATCTGCAAGGCTCATGGTGTCATACTGCATACCGCCATCGGTGTACAAGCAGACTGCAAATGCACCGATGATTTTCCCGTCATTGAACGGAAGCGGCTTAAAATCAAACGTCTGCTCACCACATACAATTTTCTCTTCAAAGATGTCTCCCTCACGAACCAGCTTTGCGTAAATATCCTTAATCGGCCTGATTGAATACTTCTTCGCCAGTTTCTTTGCACCTCTGTAATCTGTCTGGTAGTTCAGCTGATTGCCGTATGGAACCAGATAGCACTCCTTTGAGTAAAAATCGAGACCAAGGTATGCTCCTTTAAGGAGTCCTGTCATGAGCTGCGTCTGATTATATTTCTGCAATACAGGATTGTCGTTGATAAGGGCAAGTGCATTCTGGACAAATCTTGCCTTATTAAAATCTTTTGGAAGCGCTTCAGACACGCTCTCCAACTTGTCTGAAAGAACAACGCTGAATGTTTTCTTCTCCGCTACTGCTACCTGTGTATCCGCCATTGTATTACCCTCCATCTAAATCGCATTGAATGTCTGAACCGCAAACAGTTCATTTACAGTTTTTTTAAAATCATCACCATCAACCTTTACGATGTAATGAAACCCATCGTTTTCAAGTGTAACCTTGCATTTTCCCCTCTCTGTCTTAATCTTCTTTTCTTTAATCAACACGTCCTATCCCTCCACTCTTAATTCGTTATTATCAACAATCAGCATGATAAGCTGGCTGTCTACCATTCCTGCTGCCTTTTCCTGATTTTCCGTGTCGAACGATTCCCCATCATCCAGCCAGATCGGGCAGTTGATTCCGCTGATTTTCTGGATAGAACTGCAAATATCCAATTTGCCGAGCATTCTGTTCCCCTTGTTGCTCATGGTAGAAAGAATGGATTTTCCGTCAACCGTAGGCACACATACGGACTTATAATTTCCGTTCTTCGCATACTCAAACAGTACCCACTTAACAAGTCCGAAATGACTGTTTACACTTTCTGACAGTGCTTCGTTCTTCGCCTTGTCAAGCTCGTCCAGCAAGTCAAGAATATGCTCTGCGTCCGTCTTTGACTGTTCAAGGCTGATTCTCTTTTCTTTCAGGTCAGCAAGGCGCTGCTCGTCCTTCTCGGTGTTACTTGCAAAAATCAATCTCTCGATTTTCGAAAGTTCCTCCCGCAGTTCGGTTTCCTGCTCCTTTAATTCCGCCCGCTTCTCAAAAATGGAGCTGAATTTTGAAAGGATTTCTTCTTTCTCGGAAATCTGATTCTGCACAGCGATATATTCGGTCTCGCCACTTACGTCAACCGACTCCGGAAGTGCTTCTTTTTCAGCAGTCAGATTCTTGATTTCGGTGAAAATTGTGGACTCACTATCAAGAAATACTTTTCTGTTCTCTTTTATTTTTTTCAGTTCGTCCTTATCACTCTCTATCTGCTCTTTAAGCATCGTGCCGGTCTTTGTAATGCGATCCAATTCTGCTGCCTTATTTTTCTCAAAATCCGCACGAATCTTTTCTTTCATCTCTTCCGGATATTCCTGACCACAGTAGCTACAAACGAGTTTTTCTTCATCAAATGCCATATTCTTCGTCTGTTTCCAAAGATCCGCCTGTTTTTCCCTGTTTTTTTCCGATCCAGTAATAGAAGATTCCAGCGCCTTAATCGTGTAGGACAGTGCTACAGCCCTTCTGTTACAGTCATCGTACATTCTTTGCTTTTCGGAAATTTTTGCGCTTAAATCAGCTTTCCGCGCTTTAATTTCCATATTCGCTCTGTTCTGGATTTCCGAAAGTTTAAATTTCAGATCCATCAGGTCGCCAGTAGCGGTGTCGCTTTCAGCAATAAGAGCTTCCGTATCGGTCTGCTCCTTGATATTCTTCTTAATCTGCTCCTTGATCTGGTTTCTGGCCAGTTCAAGTGCTGACAGGTCCGTATCAGATTTAATCTGAATATCCCGCTCTTTTTCCTTAATCTGCCCGTCCAGAATCGGAATTTCCTTTGTAACTCTGGATTTTGTCGCCTTATGCATTGCGGACAGTTCCTCTGCAGAGTATTTCGCAAGTTCCGCAGAAAGCTCTGACAGGTCCGGTTCTTTTTCCGCAATAGAAAAGTCCGTAATGTTTCCTACCAGTGAAAACAGGAATTCGCGCATTTCCGCAGGCTTCTTTGCAAGAAATGCATTGATGTTGCTGCACATCTTAAATGCGTTCATGTCGATTCCAAGATATGCATTGAAATCCTTTAAGGTTTTTGGCACATCATTGACAAAATACTTGTTATCGTCCTTGTAGCTGCTACCATCTTTGCTGTAGGTTCTTTTCTGCACCTTCCGCATGGTAACCTCTTTCCCGTCCACATCCAGGGTAAGCGTTACGGCGGTATCCATATCATCAACCGTTTCCCCGTTCACTTCCCGGCGGACCGGCGGATTGTCTTTCAGCTCATAGTCGCAGTTGAACAGGCACCACATATAAGCTGTTGCAATACTGGACTTTCCTTTTCCGTTTTTTGCCATAATCTTCGTAATATCGAAGAAATTGAACTCTGCGCTTGCGTAGCACATGAAGTTCTCAAGACTCATACTTAACAGTTTCATTTTTCACATCTCCTAAAATATTGTTGCAGGACACCTCATAGGCCGTCCGCACTTCTATTGTCCCATCCTCCAGCCGCTTTTCGTATTCTCGGCTCTGGAATCTACCAAGAAATGAAATTTCATCCCATTTCTTCATTCCTGAAATCATCTCCGCCGTTTTTCTCCACGCAATGGCCGGAATATAATGCACTCCTATGCTGTCATAAACCTTAACCGTGAAATCAATGATGTAGATTCTTCCAGACGGTGTATTTCTAAGTGTACCGATTTTTGAAATGTTTCCTTTAATCTGAACAAGATTCGTCTCCAATTCTTCTTCAGGCTTTTCATATCTTTTGCAGAAAACATAGATGTGGCAGTGCCGTTTGTTTCCGCAAATTTCATTTCTTGACCGGATATACCCGTATACTCGAATTCGGTCACCTTTTTTCAGTTCCTTCGCATTTCTTGAGACACAATTCAGCACATCGAATGCTCCGCTTTTTCTTCTAACCAGAATCTGGAATTTATAAATCTCATGGTCGAAAGAATCGTAGTCACATACTACTTCCGAAGCTACGGTTCCTTCTAGGATAATATCATTCACCTGCATCACCTTCCGTTCTCCTGATTCTTCCGTCTGATACCTCAAACTCAATACCAAATGCCGCATGAATTATAAGCAGTTCCTCCAATGACATTTTGTTAAAATCTGTAATAATCATTCCTACTCCTCCTTTGTATCCTTATTTTCCTTTGTCAGAAAAATTGTTACTGCAATCGCACCTACGATTTCTGCCAAAATTGTGGCAATCACGCCACACCAAAACTCCGGTATATACATAATCACTTACCATGCAGGCGTTCCAGCTCTGCGCTCCTTTCTAAAATCTTATTTGCGTAACTGCTGATTTCTCCTCGTTCAGCTTTTGATATAGCGTTCCTTTCTCCGTGGTAAACCATCAGTACAGTGGCAGCATCTTCGTGTTCTTCAAACAACTCTGCCAGATAATCAGCCGCCACATGGATATTTCCGTCAGCATCATAGATGTCGGTGACTAATAATTTTTCCATCCTGTCTCCGTGCCATTTCTCATAAATCTGCGTCAGGCCCTTGCACCCGGCATTCTCCGCATACTGCTTTCCGCTGCTTTCTGTCTCCACAATCGCCATCAGCAATTCCGGGCAAATGCAGTATTCTTCGCCGTACTTAACACATATCTCCTGCACTTCATCGGACAGGTACGTTTCCCGGCTTGACGCTCCCGCATTAGCGATTGTCAGAAACGCTATTACAATAGGAAGCAAAAATATCAAAAGATTTCTTTTCATGTTCCAAACCTCATTTGTGCATTTGCGTCCAGAATCTGTTCCTCCAGGAATCTCGGCAACTCATAGCAGTCAATAAAATCATGCACATCTGCTATGTATTTCCGCTTGATACTTTTATAGGAAGAAACTACGCCATATTCACGCTTGATCTGCGTGTAAATATCAGCAAACACCTGACTCCGAATACTGCCGTCCCGGTACGCTTCGCTATCCTTTCCGCCAAGCACATCCACAGCCTTTCGCTTCACGTGCTTGGAAACCTCGTCAATCTCACACCCATACAGCGGCATATCGTTCTCCAATGATGTAATCTTTGTTTCCACCTTGTCTACCCGCTCTGTCAGCTCCGTATTACCCTGTGCCAGCAAGCGAATCTGCTCCGAAGTGCTAAGAGGTTTCCCGTATGCACCTGTCTTTCTAATTGACGGTAATACTTCCGTGGTTACCCAGTCTGTAAATCTTTCCGCAGATTCCTTACGGCTCTGGAAGATTGTTTTGTAAAGATTGCTCTCGTTTATGAATGTTGCTTCTTGTTCTCTTCCGAGTCTGTCAATGACCTTACTTGTAGTAACCCCATCATCTTTAAGCCTTGTTTTTACTCTGCTTACCTGTTCAAGCCCCAATGCCTTGCATACATCAGCCAGGCAGAACATCGGCTCTCCGTCCTTCATCACGGTTCGGATTTCTCCAAACTCGTTGGAATTAAAAATTTTTAATTCGTCCATTGCTCTCCTTTCTTACTTCATGTGACATTTAATTGGCGAATGCTCACGTGTTCGCCATTTCCTACTCGGTGTTGCGCTAACATTCTTCTTGCGCTCCCGGCTTATCAGGATCCGTTCTTCCCGGAATTCCAGATAGGCCTTGCATTGTTCATGGTATGCCCCGCACCCACGCTTCTCGCAGTCTACGCATGGCGGCTTCATGGAAATCACCTACTTTTTCTCTTTATCAGAATCTTTTTTCTCTGCCATATTCTCGACCTTGCCCAGAATATAGCCCTTGTCAAAATCTGACATTTTAGGAATTGCGTCTTTCAGTTTCTCAACAATCTGCTTTTCCTTTTCGCTCATTCACTTCACTTCCTTTCTGTGATATAATGATTAAAACTTTTCGGAGGTACATATTCATGCAAACATTAAATACTGGTCACTTAGAGCTTGCTATATCTGCCATAACTTTATGCGTTGCAATAATCTGTCCGGTCCTTGTTACGATCCTGAACAACTTTCACGCTACTCACATGAGAAAATTGGAATTGAAATACGAAAAGCAGTTTTCTTATTATCGGAAACAGCAGTCCGTTTTCAACCGCTTTCTGGAATTTGCTTCCAAACAATTAGAATCAAATTATCAGAGCGAGCGAACAGAATACTTACGTTCTTACCATGAATTAGTTTTGTATGTACCATCTGAATACTGGGAGCAACTATCATCTCTTCACGATTCGTTACTCAATAGAAGAAATGACTCCTCCGAAAAACTACTTGCCGTTACCCAAACATTGGGAAGAATCCTACAAGAATCTGACCGATTATTCCCAAAATTATAGTGTAGACAAGCCCTGCAATTCGCCATCCGTACTCGGATCTCCCATGCCAATAGCTCATAATGCAAGTCAGGAGAACAAACACCGTAATCGGTATTGCGTCCAGACTGCTGTAGTGAAGCATTTCCACTCTGTTTTCACCTCCTTTTGCTCGCCGATTAATCAACAAACTTTTTCACATCCGTACCAAGGTAATCAGCAATCATCACCATAGTGTCCAACTTGGGCTTGCTTTTGTCATTTTTCCAATCAGAAAGCAACATTGGAGAAATGCCTAAATCTGTAGCTACCCGATACGGAGTAATTCCCTTTTTGCTGATAATCTCGCAAAATTTCCCATAGGAACTTCCATATTTTCTTTCCTGACTCAAAATTCATGCTCCTTTCCTTAAAAACTATTGAAATTATTAAGGAAAACCGTTATAATATTATCTGTCAGAACAATATGTAACCAACCAACAAAGCCTAGGTTTTAAGGTTTTCCTTAATCTAGGTCTAGTATATTACGGTTTTCTTTAAAAGTCAATAACATTTTTAAAGTTTTCCGTAATTTTTTTGAGGTGATTTTTATGTACGAACATTACCAGAAATTGCTAGACGAAAAAGGCCTAAAGAACGCCGATGTATCAAGAGCAACCGGCATTTCAAACATGACTCTTTCCGATTGGAAACATGGGAAAACAAAGCCTAAAACGGAAACAATGCAGAAATTAGCTGATTATCTAAACGTATCAGTCGACTACCTTGTAAACGGCAAAGAATCAGATATTAACTCGGAATTTTCTCCGGAACAAGCTGAACTGGATGTGAAAATTTCACAAGACATTGAATTGAAAAAAGCGTTAAAAAAATACTTTTCCTTATCAGACGAAAAGAAAAAGCATATTATTGAAATGATCAAACTACTTTCGGATGGTGAATAATCATGGGATTTAGCGTATATGACCCATTAAGTGATTGGAATAAACAAACAGACAACCTCCGTAAGTCTGTAGAAAATAACATGAAGAATATCCAGAATAATCTATATCAAGGCGATGACGCCCCAATGGATTATATTAGGAAGATTGATAAGAACTTGAACGATACCATTCCTTCCCTGGAAAAAATGGTGGATATACTAAAGGCACAATCCGAAAGTGTACAATCCATTTCCGAAAGTGCCTTATCGCAATCCGAATCTGCAAAAACATTGGCAGAAAAAGCAATCTCCAATTCTGGATCTGCTGATAAAAAATCTATGTTTTCTATAGCAATTTCTCTGCTTTCTCTTGCTGTAACTCTTTTGGCTAATGCTGATAGCATATATATCAATGTAATAAAGATACTATCTCATCTAGGTGTGCTAAAATAAGCACACCTATGTTTAAAATATTTATGAAAATAGCAATATTCGAACATAGATTTGCAATTTTACAGTTACGGTCAACAATTTCCACCATTTCCTCTATTGTCATGGTTTCAATACTTTTTTTCTTTTTCGACATGTTGCCCCGCCTTTCCTTTGATGAAAACATAAAGGTACTCTAAAATATTCTCATTCTGAATATTTTTCACCATTTCAATAGTCATTTTCCTGTAATCTTCTTTTCCGTACACGCAAACCCCTCCAATCACTCCGCACGTAGTAGCGATAGTATAATTATAGAACATACGTTTTGTTTTGTCTACGTAAATATTTCTCTAAACCTATAAAAAATACGCTATATTTTCATTGATATCGTAAAAATAAAGGCATATAATTTTATTATGGAGGCGGGGAGAACGCCAATTAACCCCGCCTCCGCCAGAACTTGAATCATTTGTGCTACCAAATGATGTTTCAAGTATACCAAAGGAAAGAGGGGAATTTCTACATGGTAAAAAAGAATGTTTCGACAAAAACCGCTACAAGATTAACCGTAAACCGTGATAATTACATGGACAGCTTGAAAAAGAATATTCTACTTTATCTTGCTGATATGTGTATGTCGCTCAACGAATTTTCCGAATACGTAGGTGTTCCGTATTCAACGCTAAATACCATTGTTTACGGTTCACCAAAGGATGTTAAATTGTCCACTGTCGTAGCCATAGCTCTACGTCTCGGCATTTCTCTTGATGAATTAGTCGGGGCTGCCACGATGGAAGATAAAATGAGGGAATCCATTCGATTATGCCGCAGCCTACCGGATCATTCGCTGTATTTGCTCCGCTACATGATACGGCATCAGGCAAAGATATATTCTGCTCTTGGAGCAAAGCATAAATACATCTCCTTAATCAGGCCACAATTAACGAACGGCCTTATCGCCACCACAAATGGCGTCGAGCCATACTGCGCTGACAGCCTTCCTGAAGATATGAAATCAAAAGTATATCTAGGGATGCTTATGCCCTGTGATTTCTATATGCCATACTATCTTCCGGGCGAAATCATACTCATAGCGGCTGACAGGAAAGCGCATGGCGGTGAACGCTGCGTAGTGACAAGCAACGGTGGCATTTATATTGTGGTGAAAGATCATGTAATAAATGACGGTGTTATGAAATGGAAATATGTTCCGCTTATGTCTCAAAATACCACTTTGCCAGACGGAATTATTGATGATAAATTAGGATATATAGTTGGTTTTCTGAACCATGATGGCTCCTGGGGAATCAGATAAAAAGAAAAATGGCCGGTATGAAACGAATCATACCGGCCATTTTTGAGGGGAATCAAGTATACTGTGTAATACTCAATTCACAGCATACCATATATTTACAGAATATCAAGTGTCTAAAAATATCTATTTTCCCCCGTTTATAAAGGGATTAGTTGTACTGAATTACCAGTCTTGTATCTGCGTCCACAATACCATCTTCCCGTATTCCGTAGTGCTTCTGAGCCGCCAACACTGCGTTCTTGGTATTCTTGCCGTAAATACCGTCAATGTTACTCTTCTTTTTGCCCTTGCTGTCGGTGTAATATTCAGGCAAGAATCCCAGCCGAATCAAATGGTACTGGCTCCACCTTACATCGTCACCATTCATCATCGGGTTTGTCAGCTTGATGGTTCTGGTCGGCACCGGATACGGATTGCCGACTGTGTCACGTGGGCGGGGATTGCCAGATACCACAATGACGGTGTGTCCCTTGGTCTTGGTGACGAGGATATCACCATTATATACAGGTGTCTTTGACTGGTTTACATAAGCAATCTTTGTAAACAGTCCGGTGGCAGCCAATACCCTAGCCTCGTTGGCTGTTGTAAAGTTGCCCGGGTCTTTCCCGGTCGCTTCTTTTACTACCTGCCGCACCAGTGAGCTACAATCCGCATTGGTCTTGACCTTGGTGTTGATGCCATGCTTGACCACGCCCAGCCTGTCCGACTGGCTGTATCCAATGTTGGGATTGTTCGCTGCCCTGGTACCGCCGTCAGCAATCGCATCGGCATGTGATACCTTTTTCGGGCGCAGGATATACCACCCTCTCCGGTGGGTATACATCGGCTGCATACTCACCTCTCCCAGGGTGTCATTGGTCTTTGATTTCTGTCTCTGGTCTCCCGGCTTACCGCCGGAGTATCTACCACGCTCATCAGAGCGGGCGGAAGATACCATGATTGCCATGATTTTCTCCTTTCTTATTTGGATTTACGAGTTATGTGTAGTTCGCTAAATGCGAAGAGCGCACCTCTAACATCTGAAGACAGAATCAATATAGAAGTAAACGTAGAGGCAGTCAGCCTTAATGCCGCCGAAAGAACTGGTATATATTATGTTACAGGGAATAATATTCAAGGATTACCTTCTGGATTTTCCACGTACGGGCTTCTTTTTGTGATGAGAAGCCCGTATAGTTTCCATCCAACTAATAAAAATTCTGTGTATTCTCAGCTTTATATTGATGTGTATAATAATAGGGCAACTCGCGCATTTAATAATGGAGCATGGACAGATTGGAAAAATTTCTAGCCGCTTATCAAAAATATTGAGTTAATACCTCTGCACAAATGAGAAACTATAAGCCCAGTAGCTCGTCGCTCCGGTTGCGTACAATGATATAATGCCGTTCGATTCAACTCTGCCAAATATAGTCGTTGTTCCACCTAAGTTATTAACTGGTATATACATAGTTTTTGGTGGTCGATATCCCTCTGGAAGCGTTGTTAAGGCTATGTATTTGCCAGCTTCTAGCTGGTAATCCGATGAGTCTCCAACTATGGTGACTATTCCATTTCTTTTGTACACTACACAATATCCAAGGTACAATTGTATACTTTTAATATCATTATTCGCATTTAACGAACTAACCTGTGTCTCAAGTGTAGAGACCCTGGACTGCAAACTCTGAATTAGGCCTATAACACTTCTCTGCGTAACTTTGGAGCTGTCCCATGCTCCTGTACCTTTCTCCGCCGTAAACTCCCACAGCAAGCTTTCATTAACACAGTAGTCACCAATGGCGTAGCTTTTATTGGCATTGAATCCCTCTCCGATGATTGACAGGTCTGTACCCTCGTCGGATCCGGCTCCGCAAAATGCCCGGATCTTCAACTCGGTGGTCGGTTTCTCGTTGCAGTAGAAAGTCACGCTGTTGACACCCTGCGCAACTCCGGTGAGCTTTCCATAGGCTTCATACTCTGCATCAGTCGGCACCGGACCGGCAGAAATCATGGCGAATACCAGGGACTTGTCAGCCGTCATGCCCGCTGATGCTACGGTCTGGGCGTAGGGCGCAGAATCACCAACCCATCCAGATACCGGAAGAGTAAGCGTTGTGTCATAGGTCGGGTTCTCTTCGGAGCCTCCACTTACCAGCTTATAGGACGCACTGGCAGAATCCCAAGTGTAGATTTTGTTCGGATTGGAAGATGTATCAATGTACATCTTATTCTCTTCACCTGTCTCCGGGAAATCCGCATAGGCCCCATAGAAATCATTCTTGACGTTCTTTGCCGCATCGTTCGCAGCCTTGGCCGCCGCCGTAGCCGATGATGCCGCCGTATTCGCAGACCCGGTAGCCGTATTCGCCGCCGATGTAGCAGATTCAGCCGCAGATGCAGCGTCATTGGCCGCTTTGGTAGCTGCCTTAATCTCACCCGCATACTCTTCTGTGACTTCCTGTACAACGTCTCCCGTGGCTTCCTTGATGTTATCTTTCATGTCCTCATAGGTCGCCATGCGTTTTACGTCTCCGGCAGCAAAGCACATATACACGGACTTTCCGTCCTGTGCTTTTGGGTCGTCTTTCAACACCGACGCCCATTCGCCCGGCAACATTTTGTTCGGGTCGAAATCTCCGTAGGCTCCACGCCTGCTCTGAATCGCCATACTATGCCTCCATTCTATTCTGCTCAATATAAGCCCGGATTGCATCTACGTGAGCCTGCAAGGCCGGATCCACAACGATGAAGTTCTCCCGGACGTTCTGGTTCACCAGCTTTCCGGTGCTGTCAATCTCTGAATAGGTGTAGGAGATACGGTCTCCTTCCGCTGTAACGTGATGGGTGAAGCTAGTCAGTTTCTTCATAATCTAATATCTCCTTTTCATAGTTGGCGAGGTAGACCGCAGCCAGCACCTCGTAATCTGTATCCTGTTCATCTTTCGAACGGTCGAGCGGATCAAGACGCCGGTATTCGTAGTCCCGCTGTTTTACTTTGGCTTCCCACGAAAATGCAAGGTTCGGCGTACCCTCTACGAGGAAGTAATCGGCGGTCTTTTCTGATATCCAGATATCGCCCTTTCCCTCTTTCTGGAGGAATACGCAATAGGTGTAATCGGCGGATACCGTCTCTTGGAATACCGGGTCGAAGTAGATGTAACATTTGCCGGATTCATCTGTCTGTCCTGTGCCGATATCACCGAACATGGGGTTTGGGGTCTCGTAACAGTATTGTAGGACTTCGCCAAAATCATCGGTATTTATAATTCTGCTTTTGGTTCCAGTTGTACCAAATGTATTTACTTTAAAAAACGCTTGATTTCCCTCATAATATATTACAGAAGAATTAAAATTACAAAACAACTCTCCATTATTTCTTAATGTTAGGCATCCTGCCCCATCATCGCCTGCGGAACAATATATTGCTGCTTCTCCTTTTGCTTCCGGTGTTGAGACTGTGATTATTCCGGCACACATGCTGGAGGAATATCTATCATAATTTATCTTAACAGCGCTTTTTGTCGCACTGTTTGTTGTTATTTTTACATTTCCTCCTGTTATATTCGCATTCGCACTGCTAAAGCTATCTGCGGTTACCACTCCTGCCGCTGTTGCAGAAAAAATTCGGTATACTGTATCACTTCCGGACAAGTAATCGGACTTTCTCATATAGCATATGCCGAAAACCCATGTGTCTTTATTTACAGGAGCCCGCAACCACACCCAATACTGAACCGGATCCGTATCTCCTAAGTCTTTTAGGCCCTCGGCTGACATATCCTCATACAGATCTATTGTCTTGTAGATCTGCGTTTTGCTTATCTTCCACCCGCCAATCGTCGCCCCGATAGCTTGCAAATCTGTCACCCGGAGCCAATCAGCCTGTATGCCAATGGCTGACAGCACATTCACCACGGCATTCCCAGAAGAATCCATACCAGCGTTCCAGGTCTTTCCGCCGTCCGTAGATACCGCAAACGAATCGGCGGTCATTTTCCAGATAGTCTGTGATTCTGCCATTGTAGGCTTGTTGTGTAAGTAGAATATTGTGGAACCATCTTCCAGCGTCTCCTCAGTCTTGAATACGCCAAAGGACTGCGTGATAAGGCTTGTGAGCATCTGAACAGCCTTGTCGTAATTGGAAATCTGCTCTTTTGTATTTTTCCGATTTTCAACGTAATTTTTTGTTTGAGCAGAATATCTTGTGTCGCTATTCTTCTGCGGCGTTTCGGCGCTGCTTACAGTGTTCTGAAAGTTGCCGGTGGAAAATACCGTTCTGGAAACCAAAATTGGATAGGTATTCTGTTTCCTGTCAGTGAAAAAGGCAATGTCCCCAGCTTCAATAGTCGGGTCACTCAAATGGGAAATATTCGCTTTTCGGAACCTCATTCCAATCAGCTTGCTTCCCAGATACTCGGCCACCTGTTTTCCTGTGCCGCTAGAAATCAGGCTGTTATCTTCTATGGATACGACATACCCGGCAGTTCCAACATCATAGTATGTGATTCCATCTCCTGATTCCTCATTTTCTACTTTCTCTGCTACTCTTACACCAGTGATAACCACATCGTCTGTCGACACCTCGGAAGAAGTAGATTCGTACAGGTGATGGTAATTCATTTCTGCAAAGGTTCCAGCATCGTAGACATAGCCAGCATCCCAAGGATTGAAAGAACCGCCGTCCGCAGTATCTCCGCTTGCGTATGGTGTCGCATCGTCGAATACGCCTCCGTCCAGTCCTCCACGGTCAAGCAGCGCTTGAGCATACCATTTCAGTTCCAAGCGGCCATATCCATCGCATCGTGCAAAGCACCCGGCGATTTGCGCCGCCCACGAAATCACTTCCCGGAACGTGGTAGCTTCATCACTCGGTTTATTCTTTACCGTAAAGGTATTGTTCGGGAAATCGCTATTCAGCAGCGTAACTCCGCACACATCGCACGCATCGAGAACGATTTTTTGAAGCGTCGCCGGATATGAAAGTGTGCTTTCCGAATAGGCCCTGTCAAAAAGCCGCATATTGTCCAGGCATGTAAGAGAAATTGTTGCTCCGTTATATTTCGCCTCATCAACTTCAAACACGCCTTTACGCAGTTTCTCTATAACCGGATTCTCTGGATCCGTATCGTCCGTAATCAATCCGACATGAGCCGCGACGCTCGCCCTGTAAAAATCATATTTCGAAAAGTTGTCGTAGACATTGTTGAGCGTGAATGAAAACTGATTTACAATCGCAGAACCAATATCGAAATTATCGTCCGATGATACTGCATCATCTATCGTAAAACTGCCCTGCCAGATATCAGAATTTGTCAGGCTAAGATTTGTCCCATCAGACAGTACCATGTCTATATACAGTTTGTAATTTCTGTATCCGCCATTCAGTAGTTCACGGAATTTTTTTGAAGCGTTCAGCATATTAAACCTCAATTATGTCAAATGATATACTTTCTATCAGTTTCTTATTGCTCCACCACAGTTTTACGGGAGCAGATCTGTCACCAACATAAAACTGTCTTGTCTCGTATTTACCAGAAAGCATATCTGGATATCTTACAGTGATATACTCTGGGTTAAATGCCTGCATGATCTGCGCTGTCTCCTGCCAGTCTTTTGCCAGCCAAGAAAGGCCTATTTTTCTTTTTTGCCCAACACGGTTTTTATGCATTTTTGTATCTTCAGTTCTACCCGATTCAGCCGCAGATACATCTTGAAGTCCAAAAGTATATGTTGATGGGCACGGTACCGGCAGCCCATCAACCTCAATCATTATTTCGTTTGCCATATTCATTTCTCCAAAGCATATAAAGAAAAAGGCGCATATCCTTTGATATACGCCTTATCCAAACTGCGGTGTCGGATTGAATCTTCTGTCTAATTTCTGCTGACCCTTTGTAACGGCTCTGGCCAGAACTTCGTTGTTCTCCGTCTTTAATTCTGCCTGAACGATGACGTCCGGAAGCTTCAGATTCATAACGGCCATTGCCACGCCTCTGGATACCGCTTCTTCAATCTTGTCCTCGTCCATTCCATAAGAAGAACTGTTCATGATGCTTTCAGCAATCATAGACATTGTTCTCTTATTTTCCAACGGAAGAACTGCTTCTCGTCCAGCCTCACCGACGCCGATTACAGACGGGGCATCAAACATACCGCCCGTTTTGTACCAATTAACAGAAAAACTCGGGACTCTCGGCGGATTTAGTGAGAATCTCCCTGAAATCTCAAAATGCGGCAATTTGATATCAGGTAATTCCCAGTGGAAATTGAAGAAGCTCTTCATTTTGTCGATAGCATTTTTTACAAAATTCTTCGCCGTTTCGATCGGGTTTTGAATTGCATACTTGATGCCTTCCCAGATCGCAGCTGTTCCGGTTTTCAAATTATTCCAGGCAGTCATCGCAACGCTTTTCACATTGTTGGATGCCGTAGAAGTTCCGCTTTTTATCTTGCTCCAAGCGTTTGATACAGCAGACGATATGTTATTCCAAGCGTTTTGCGTATTCGTTTTCAGTCCATTCCAGGCATTTGTTACACCAGTTTTTATCGAATTTCCCAGATTCGTACATGTGGACTTAATTTTGTTCCACGCATCCAAAACAGTAGAACCAATTTTGTCCCAGGCATTTTTCGCAGTGTTTTTGATTGATTCCCACAAATTCACGAAAAATTCCTTTATAGATTCCCAGTTATCTTTTATCAAGATCGCCGCGGTTGCTATTCCGGCTACTATCGCCGCTATTGCTGCCGCCGCTGTCGCAGGAATACCTAAAATAACTGCTCCAACCGCAGCTATTGCTATCCCAATCACCATCAGTGCTTCTTTCAGCCAGCTAAAACCTTCTCTCCACATGGAGAAAAAGTTTGTGATTGCGATTCCAGCACCAGCAATAATGCTTGTAATTCCCGTGAACGCCTTAATTATCGGATTTACGAAAACCAACGCCGAAGATGCGGCTTCGCTGCCGAGCAGTGATTTAAATCCGGCAACAAACGTATTCCCAACACTCTTGCCCGCTGTCAACAATGCAGACCCAATTCCTGCATTCTTTTCAATCTCAAGGCCTAGAGTGGATGCAATAGAAGTGGCCAGTTTCCTTGACACTGAAGTTCCAATAGACGAAAGAACCGTCTCGGCTATTTTCAGCCCTGCTATCTTCTTAATGGTAAGCGCCCCGATTATGATTGCCACTGTGCTAATATCGAGGTTTTCTAGGAATTCCATGATTCCATCGTACACATCGCCCCAGTTGACATTCATCAAAGCTGTGGACACGGTATCGAACAAGCCGTGAGCCCAAGTGTTGAGTGTTTCCGCCGCTGCTTTGAAATCAAACGTAGTAAAAAAGTTATTGATTCCGTCCGCAATATTGTATCCAAATTGCTTGAAATCAAAGGTCTGACCAAATGAAAGCGCCGCATAGATTGCAGTGTTCAATGCGCTCGCAATCGTCCGACCGACCTCGCCGAACAGAGTTGTCCCGTTTGTCCCGGCGAACAGTCCATTCAGGAAATCTGCAAGACCCTTTCCGAAATTCCGTGCTTTCTCATAGATGCTGTCCCAATCTATACTCTGCATTGCACCGATAAGCGCATCACGGATATACTCTCCCAGCTCATAAAGGCTCTTAATCTCGCTCTTATAGTAATCAAAAATCCCTTCGCCTTTTGTAAAGTTTGTGTCTGTGCCACCACCCACGCCAGAGCCTCCGGAACCGCTTCCAGAACTACTGTCTTTGTTGTCAGACAGCTGATTCAGTTCATCAAAAGCAAGAACTGATAAAGCCTTTTTCAGCTTCTTTGCGTTTCCAGTCGCATTCTCCAGTCCATCAGAAAGAGAATCAGCCCCGCTCGCCATATCATCCAGCGTTGCTCCTGCTGGTGAAATTTCAAACTTCCAACCGAAAATTGCTCCGAGTGCGTTTGATACTGTTTCTGCAAAAGCGATAACTTTTTGCATTACAACATTCAGCATCCTAATCAGCGGTTTGAACGCATTGATCAATACACCACCGACTATCGCTGCCAGTGACTGAAATGACTGCTGAAGAACCACGATCTGGTTATGCCATGTATCAGCGGTTCGTGCGAAGTCTCCCTGTGCTGCCGCTGTATTTTCCATAACATACTGGTACCGCAGCATTGCTTTTTGTGCCTGCGTCATGGATGATATATCCGCATCCAGGCCCTTTTTCATGGCCCATTCTTTCAAGGTGGCCTGTGTCAGGTCAATTCCGTATTTTCTAAGCGGCTCCGTTTCGCCAGAAAAGATCGCCTGTAAATTTCTCGCCACGTCTGTCTGGCTAACGTCATAGAAAGAAGCCATGTCACCAGTCAGCTTTGTAAGTTCAATGGACATATTCGCCATTTTTTCCTGCGTAAAGCCCATTGCTGTTCCCATAGCCTGAAACCGGCTGGACACCTGCTTTGCTGTCAGTTCTGACATACCATACTGCTGTATAGAATTTTTTGAGAATTCCTCAATCAGGCTAGAATATTTTCCAAACGTGGTGCTTACGACGTTCTCGACCTCTGTCAAGGAAGATGAAATGTCGATAGCATCTTTCAGTTTTGACAGGCCCCGTACAATCACCCAGTACGATGCATAAAATTTTCCTAATGCTCTTGCCAATGAAAATGCGCTTTTTTTTGCGCTTCCGGTTGACTTTGAAAACGAAAATAGGCTCTTGCCAAGCGAATTTGCTGCCCGTCCACTGGATGCTCCTGTCTTTGCAAGTTTCGCCAGTGCTGTGGTCATTTCTATAATGCTTTGGCTTACATTCGGTGCTTTCGATAGCGTTTCAAACAGGTATTTAAGGTTATCTGCCAGCAAAGGTATGTTATTTACTGCACGGCCGCTTGCCACGCTTCCCAGTTTTCCTATAGAAGTCACCAACTCGGTCAGGTTCGTGTTATCAAAAGACAATGAACCTATCTGGTTCATCTGCCGCACAAAGTTCTGGATCTGTGCAGATAATGTAGGAAGATTGGTTGTTGCCTGTGTTCCCATTTTCCCGCCAAGCCTGTTAATGGTTATGATAGTGTTTTCAAGCCCGGTTGTGTCAAAATCAAGCGCTCCGACACTGTTCATTCCTTGAATAAACTGCACCAGCTGGTCTTTCATTTTTAACAGATTGTCAATTCCCTTTGTGGCGTAATTCCCGCCCAGTTTAGAAATTGCGCTGGCTGCCTGGATGATTCCGCTCGTATCAAATCCAGAAACACTCGACATCTTCTCTGAAAACACTTGAAAGGAATCAGCAATTGCCTTGAATTTCGAACCGTCTACAGATGAAATCTTTCCAAGCGCCGTGGACAGAGTAGTGATGTTTCTCGAATTAAGGCTGGCCGAAGCAAGAGAAATACTTTTTAAACCGCTTGAAATTCCATACAGCTTTTTTGTATCTATTGATACAACATTCTGTAGCTTTTCAAGGCTTTTGGTCAAAGTATTGATTTGTTTTCCTGCACTCGCAGCACTTGTCTGTATTTCGATTTGTAAAGAATCAATACTTCCCATTCTGCACCGCCTTACAAAAAAAGAGTAGGCTTTGACACCTGCTCTTCCTAAATTATCTTTTATGGGCTATATCCCAGTTTGCTTTCATTGTTCGCAGACGCATTACGAGTGCTTCTCTTTCTCTCTGCAATTCGTCCTGCGTCATTTCCTCATTGGTATCCTGTAAAACAGGCTCTGAAATATATTGGCTTTCTGCTTTTCGGCCATTAAGAACATGGTCAACAGCCACAACAACAGCCGACATCACGTAATTACCGCACCAGCTCCATGCATCCGCATCCTTCGTTTTTCGTTCCAAATAGTACGCATTCGCATATGGCTTTAGGTCCGCCGGACTGGAATTATCTATATCATCTATAGTCAATCCATATCCCTTTGTCACCATCAGCCAAAACGGCCGCATCTTTTTGCAGTAATATTCCCATGTTAATTCTGGGAGTTGGCTTTCTCCTCGGCTCTCTTGGCACTCTCCGCTTCCGCTTTCTGCTCCTCCCGGAACAATTTTGATAAAAAACCGTTTTCCATAAGTTCATTCTGAAGAGCGTTGTAAAGCTTCATGATATCGCTGTCCTCTGTATCGAAATACGAATCCAGAAGATTAAACACCTTATCCACCTTCTGAGCCTTGTCCGCTTCGTCTCCGTATGTGAAGCCAAATTCTTTTGCGTGAAACTTCTGAAGTCCGACAAGAAGCAGCTCCGGCAGAACGTTAAGCGTCTCTTCTACCGCTTCCATCTGGTCAGCAATTTCACTCATTTTTACCAGCTTCTTAATGATTCCGTTCTGGACTGTTGCCTTATATCCGAAGTAAATCTTATACTCTTTTCCGCAAATCTCGATCTTTGTCATGATTTCCCTTTCCCTCCCATACTCTAAATGGGAAAGAGCGGCCCGAAGGCCGCTCTATTTTACCAGAATTTACCAAGTCCCTCTTCGACCGTATCTACATCCATGTCAGCCGCCACGGTCTTATTTGTTTTCTGCGACTGACTCACTATTCCCCCGACGTCGGCTCAACCTTGGCGTCGCTTCCAATCATCTCGTCAACGGTCAGGTTGATTTCCATTGTCAGAAGTGAATTCTGGTCTTTTCCAGAAATCGGAAGTTTGGACGGCGGAGCCGCTACAATGAACTCTGCCTTTGTGAATCCAGGCGTGATGGTCTGAAACCACATTCGCTTTCCGCCTGAAAGCGCTGCATAATCTTCGATTACCTTTTCCCATTCTGCGATAGTATCATCCGTCTTATTTACAGTTACTGTAAATGTATCAGATACCGTATCTCTTCCGGGAATATTTCTTGTCTGCCGGTCTTCCAGGGCGGACGCGTCAATCGCTTCTGTCTCTACGGTAACATCTCCGAGCGCATTAATTCTATGCAGAAGAGTAAATGCTGTCGGCTTTGTTCCGGCTGTTGTCTCAACTCCATAGGAAAAAGTAACTCCAAGGGAAGAGACGCCTGCTGTTTTTGATGCCATGTATTTTTCCTCCATTAAAAAAAGAAGCGTTTCCACTTCTTACAAATAGTTACAGTATGTCGTTTGCTCCTATCACACGGCTGAACCTTGCTGTGCTTCTGTATGTGTCACCCGTATCTCCAAACTCCGGCATTGCCGTAATTTGAAATCTCATTTGTTTAAATTCATCAGCCACAATCGACATAACTCTTTTTGCGTCGCTCTGGCTTGTGTTCGTTGTTATATCTACCTGGAACGTTTCCCGGATTCCATTTATTGAAATTCCTTCCAAATCAGCCCCAATCTCGGCTCCCGGCATCTCATGGATATAGACAGTTGGGAACGTTGCTTTTGCTATTGATTTGGAAATATTTGTCAGGTATGCGTTTGGATATTTCACTTTGATTTTTTCTTCAGCTTTCGATTTGATAACAGAGAAAATCTTCGTTTCCAAATCAAAGGCCCATTGATTATTGCTTGTCATTACCCAAACACCTCTCTTGCCACTTCCGTGATATGCTTCATAAGCTCAATGTTTGTCTCGTACATAAACGGGCGAGACGGCATACCTTTTGTCCAACGCCATTCTCCATCACGGAAATAAAACCATCCAGCTTCTCCATGCTCATTTACATCGTATTTCCAACCGGAAATCGAAGTATCTGGATGTGGATGATGTGCGCCTACAATTCCTGTACCAAATTCAACAAACTTTGCCCAAGGACAATCTGTATAAATTATCCATGCTGCACCGTCCTTGATAACCGCGCCAGGTTCACAGTTGATGCTTTCAAGAAGCTCTCCGGTGTAAACAGCGTCATAACTTGCAATCTTTATCTTTGCAATCTCAACGCCTTTTTCAGCCAACTTTTCAGCTAATAGGTGGCATTTTCTTACAAGTTCCTGCTTGTAATCTTCCAGCTCTTGAATAGCGTTCTTTATGGAATCCTCTGACAATTCCATTGATATTTTTCTCTTTCCCATGAGATTTCACCTACAAAATCCCAAGTTGCTGATAAACAGAAAAAATCTTTGGCGCCTGGATTGCAAACCAATCGACCATTTCTTCGTTTTTGGCCCACGGTCCATCGAACTTGTGAGAATCAGAAGCAAGTCCGCTTTCATTCAAAAAAGCATGTACAATTTCATGCCGAAGAGTTTTGTTTGCATACTGCTTTTGCCCTTCTTCTGTTTCAATGTCCACAAACTCTTTTTCTGACATGTCAGCTACTACAATCAGTTTTACTTCTTCATCGCAGTATCCGCCCCACTGGTTATCTCGCAATGTTTTATCTTCGGAAATCTTATGCGTTTCAACCTTGTATTCCGTGCCAAGCACGTTAATCATATTTTCCATATTTCCCCTTTCCTACTTTACCGTCTTTTGAAGCAGATACAAATCCACAGTCAGTCCCTCGTCAGCTACGCCCTTAACCGTGTAATCCGCTGAAGTTGGCTCTGGAAGATTGTCTTCGTCAAATCCTACCTCTGATTTCTTCCATACCAAATCTCCGGCTTTTAGCGGTAAATATCCTTTGTCCGTAACAATCTGCACGTATGTGCTTGAATCGTCAATTCCAAACTCTTTTACAAGAACTTCGCTCAGCTTATTGCTGATATTGGCATAAAATTCTTTTGGCTCCGAATATCCGATTTTTTCATCAGATATAAGAGGAATGCGGTTTCCGTCTGCGTCCTCATAGTATTTGATGTTCCCGTCATCATCTTTTTCGTAGACGGTTATTCGCTGCCCATGCTGCGAATACCACATTCTTTGCTTGTTAATGTCAAGTATTTTTCTTCGCCTGCTTATAAATCTGGTTTACACCGGTGCTGGCCAGACCGCTCACAATGCCTACGGCAATCGCAGTCATGATATCGCCAGCCGGGAAATCCGGCATAACGTACATTCCGACCGCACCGAGGATTCCGCCGGAGATACCTACAATCACAGGAATGAGATTGTCATTGATATTCGGCACAGTCTTTGCTCCAATACCAATCAAATAGCAAATCACTACAATCGCTAATGATGTTCCAATCTGTGTGATGTCCATAATCTATGCCTCCTTATGATCATTAAGACGCTCTTCCAATCCATCAAGCCGGTGGTGTGCCGACTTTACGCTCTCCTCTACCTTTACGATTCTCCCATCATGGGAATTGATTTCCTTTCTCATTTCGGAAACCTCGTTCTTTATATCGTTAGTGTTGTTGGAAATGGCATCTAATTTCATGTTAATACATGTGTTTTCTTTCACACGTTCCTCAATATCTTTTGTATCTGTTCTTTTATTGCTTTTCATCCCCATAAAGACGGAAAAGCCAAGTGATAACACGCTTATAATGATTGCTGTCGATACTTCTATCGTCACATCATATACCGCCTTTCTTTTTATTCACGCACTGCCCACCGCCTCCTAAAGTGCGCCCCTGCTACCTTTTCCGTAACATCACGAAATTGGTAACGCACAATCTTCTATAAAAATCTTACAAACGGGAACACGCAGGCAAATAGGCTTTCTCTGTCTTTCCACGTTCTACTCACGCCGTTTTCCGAATATGACGCCATAAACGCTTCTCCGGCCTGTGAATAATCATACACGGTCAGATCGACGATAACTCCCTCGTACTTCTTCATATCTTTGTCGATCTGTTCTTGCGTATAGCTTTCCGGGTATTCACGCCTGTTTATGACTTCCTGCGTAGCCTGATCAATAAGCTGCTGAATCTTCGGATTCTCCTCTTTACGGTCAAACACTGTTTTGGTAATCCCATCAGATTCATCAATATGAAATTGCCCAAGCCGGATTTTCACCTGCTCAAAAAGCGTGTATGCCATAAGGATACCCTCCTACAGATTGAGCAGATTGATAAAATACTCTTTCAGTGCCGTACCGGTCATATCTTCATATCCCGGAACGTCGTTCTCCGCAGCAAGAGCTTTGAGTTCATCCACGCTCATTCTGTTGATTTCCGTCTTTGTAAATGTCTTCTCGAAAGGCAAAGAAGAGGCAGATTCCTCTACCTCTTCGATCTCTTCACCCGGAAGATACCATTTACCTTTATATTTGACTTTATGATCAAAAACCATAAAACAGTCCTCCTTAGTAACACTTAATAACGTAAGTGCTATCCATTCTCTCATAGGATGGAAGTACGATCTCGGAAACGGTAGTCTTTGTGTGAACCGGATCGCTTGTAGTGGTTACAGCCACCGCAACACCCGTATTCACGATAGAGACGTCCGCCTCGCCGCTTCCCATGAGGGTTCTCTCTTCCGGCGTGGTTCCGTACCAGGTGCTTCCCAGTGCCCCGTCAGGAATCAGTGTTGCAAATCCGTCCGGATAGAATTTCTCAGCTGTGCCATCCTCTTTTTTGTACTGCTTGGAGTACACGATGATTCTGATTCCAAGTTCATTGGAAAATACTTCCTTTACCCGGTTGTCGTTCATGAACACAGTCGCCGTGGTGTTCTGTGCCAGAATCGCAGACTTAATCTTTGCATTCTGCTTCAGATAGTCCATAGTCTTTCTGGAAACAATCATAATGGACGGGCGCTCGCCTGTTTCTGCCTCTACTGCATCCAGTGCTGTTGCAATGTCGTCCATCGGGTCGGAATTTGTGGTGTCTGACCACTTGTCTGTGTCAGCTGTCAGGCTTGCAAAGTTCTTTGTCTTGTATGTGCCGTTCGGGTCGTAGTTGTAGGCATAGGTTACTCCATTTGCTTCAATGGAAATCTTCGGGGAACCGTCAGCCGGTGCCAGGAGCTGCATAATCATTCTTTCCGGGACAACGTTAGCTCCATCAACCAGGGTGTTTGAGTCATCAAAGATTCTGCTCAGAACCTCCGCTGCATACGGGTCGGTGCTGTCCTGAACCCTCATGATTTCCTGCTCATCTGCTTCTTTTACCAGCATGGACTCTCTGAAAAATGCCATTTCAGTTTCTGTCAGTTTGAACCCTTCACGGCTTCTCAGCGTGGACACTGCGTCGAAATTGGACGGAGCCAGGGATACGGGAAGTCCTTTGGATGTCTTGATCCATTTCAGGTCAAGCCCCATTTTCTTTTTTGCCGGAAACAGTCCGGCTCCAAGGTACGCAATCCGGTTACTTGCCACTTCAGTATTGACAAGCGCAATCGCCTTTGATGTATAAGCATCTCTAATATTCATTGTTTCCTCACTTTCTACCGATAGTTCTTACGGTAATTACTCAAATACGATAAGGGGAAGTGCTGTTTTCACGCCCGCAGCAATCGTAATTCCTGCATTTGCGTTCGCATTCGCTTCGTTTACACAAGCAAAAGCCTTTACGATTGTTCCGTTCGGGTTGGAATCATATACGTCTGTCAGCAAAATTCCAACAGCAGTTCCATCAGAAGCCGCTGCATTTACTTTTTTCCCAATAGCGTCGATAGGGTTACCTGCTTTGCAGACACCATTCGTGAATGCAGTGGAATCAATGGTAATTTCCTCGAAAAGCTCTCCACCCAGCCGTCTTTTCAGAATCTCTTTCTGAGTTGTTACGGTTGACTCTGTAAATTTCATCTTTTTAACCTCCTATATAGCTGTTTACAATGGACTCAGCAGTTTTATTGGTTCCGGCAAGGTTCTTGCCAATGTTCTCAGCCATTTTTTCTGCCTCTGTCTTCCCTTTATCCCCGCTAGCTCCTCCGCCCGGAACGTCCTGATTCTTTGCAATCTCCTGTTCCTTTGCCTGCGCCGCCGCGGTTTCTTTTTCGGACATAATCTTTCCAAGCTCCGCATAATCAAGGCTTCCATCTTCTTTCACAATGGTCTTCGCCTGCTCAGCAGTGATTTTGAAATTGGTCATAGCAGCTTCGCGCTGATCCCGAATGGCATTAGACTTCTGCATATCGGCAATAGTCTTATTTGCCGCTTCCAGAGCCTTATTTGCTTTTTCGATTTCAGACAGGTTCCCGGCTTCCATGTCGTCCAATTTTTTCTGAAGTTCATCTGCCTTTTCGGCTTTTCCCTTGTACTCTGCCGCCTTGTCTTTTTCTTTCTGAATTTCCCCATTCACTTTGTTGAGATAGTTTGTTACCTGCTCATCTGTTGGCTCTGCGATTCCCAGAGCTACAAGGTTCTGCTTCGCCTGTTCTCTTGACATTTCGATTACCTCCGATTCACTACGCTTTTTTACGCTGGTTGCTCAGCCTGTGATTTCTCCTATTTCACGCATAGGTGCAATTTTTATAAAATAAAAGCAACTGCCAAGATTCACTCGGTAGTTGCCTTATTTGTTTGATTTTGAGTATTTAATTTTTCTGCAATTTCTTTCGCCTTGCGTTCCTGTTCTTCCACATCATCAATAGTTTTCCATAGATTATCAACGTATGGTTTGGACAATAGGAATGTCTTTTCTGCGTCCCCCCACAGTCCGACAGTTTTGATTGCGACAAGCGGGTGAATTCCGCATTGGAGGAGCTGTAACAAAGTCTGTGATTTTGTGTACATATTGTCCTGTGGGCTATGGTTGATCTGCACATCAAAATCTCTAACAGATAGCTTTAAATCATTTCCGGATACGCGAAGTGTATTCAGAACTGCTACTGCAAGGCGCTTTTCTGATGATTTCACAATCGGATCTTTCAGTTTTGCTCTTGTTTTAGAAAAATCCCATCCGTTTCTAAGCTCAACAGCTCCCTGCGTATCTCCGCCGGTGTTGCTTTGCTTCGTAGGAATTGCAAGAATGGATAATGCATTGTCCCACAAGTCATCTTTGGAAACCTGGCACTGTGTCTGATTGAGTTCCTGTGTCATCACATCGACATCAGACTTATTGTCCTTGTTTATTGATTTTACTACCAGTGCCCGGTTTATTTTCATTTTCGAAAACTGCTCTTCATCAACCTCACAGTTTACAAATTTAATCCAAGACTGCACAAACTGTTCAATGCCATCCATGCGGTTTGATTGCATATTGTTGATTGCGTCCAACATGGAAATTACAAGTTCTATGTCTGATATGCGTTCATGATTGTTTGGAAATTCCACAATCGGAATACTGCCATATGTATGCAGTTTTGTTTCAACCACATTGCTGTCAACGATTTTGAATGACATAGTGTCAGAAAATGCCAGCTTGTAGTGCTTTCCGTCTTCATCCTTCAATTCCTGCACCGCAAGAACAGGTTCTTCCGTGCTTCTGTTATAAATAACAAAAGTGTTCATCGGTGTTGGGGCAACAATTCTAAACGGGATATCCCCATCTTTGCTCTGAACCGCCTTAAAAGATGTTCCAACTGCGGACTGCCACTCTCCAGCTTTTATGTCTTTTTCTTGCTTATTTGCGTCAGCCATGAGGTCGTTTAGTTCGTCTACCGAACTGTTTATCCGCTCATCATCTTTCCGGCTGATGAATTGAACCGGTTCCCCGTATGTCTGTCCAACCTTGAACTGCACAATCTCATAAGCATGGTTCTCAACAATCTTGTTTGTTATGTCCTCATTGCTTATTTTTTCCCTATACAGCACCGGTTGGTCGCCTTTATAATATTTCCACAGGTACCGTATGGCCACTTTGTTTCTGTAGAAATTCCCGATACAGCTTCCAATAACTTTTACAACGTTCAGGGATGTAATCTGTTCTACATCTGTGTATGAAGTTTTTCGCCCATAGTCCCCGTCCACTATTTTTTGAAAAGGAACTCTGTTTTTTTCGTACATAAAATTCTCCTAAAGGAAAGTCATGCCGGAAGATGTGTTCCTCAGCGGAATCTTACTTACTTCGGTTTGCTCTGTGTCTACGTGGTACACAATTCGTTTGTGACATTTCTTGCAGCCCACAACAATCACATTCGTAGTAGACCGACCGTCCCACGCTCCAACTTTCCGTTTGCACCTGGGACAATATATCGTTTTAGGAATATATTCCATATTTTTCTCCAATTTTGTCAAAATAAAAGGCAGCTCCTTTCGGGGCCGCCTCGTGATAATCAAGTAAAATTTTTCAATTATATTTTAATACATAGATTTTTAATAGAATAGATACAGATTAGTGACATTTAATGACATTTCCAGTCGGAGGTTAGTTCGTTAAATGCGAAAACTGAATTAAAATTGGACAGCTCTAGAATTGTATCTACTCATGATGGAAGCTTTCCGGCACTTGTAGAAAACGATCAAGTATGGCTTGTTGTAGCAAATAGAATCAGCATAACAGATTCTGGAGTGTGGGTCGTTGCTATGTATAATAGAGCTGTGT